TCTAGCTTTCTCTAACAAGTCCAATTCAATTTGAATAGGTTGAAGAATGTCAGGGTCTTCATCATCCTGTTTATATCCGAATGGTACTGTACGTGCAATACGTGGAATGGGTATCCATTCGTTTTCTTCTTTAATGTCTGTTGGCTGTGGTAGCTTCCACTTGCCTATGCTGCGTGTCATTTCTTTTTCTTTGAACCGGGACCAAACATTGCAGAGCCTTGTCCTGCAGGAGTAGGAGTAAGTGCAGCTATGAAGGAACCTATTCCGGGTAAAGAACGCAAAGCAAACTTTTTTGCAAGTTCTTTTGCTGGTGTTTTATTTAGCCCTTTAATTATTTCATTTTGTTGTTGTATTAATGCTTTTCTAACTTTAACATCCCTTGCGTTTAAATTAGAAGGTTTAATTTTTTTTAATTCTTCTATTTTCATTTGCGCTGTTTTAACTTTAGTATCTTTAGCTATAGCTGCGTGTCTAGTTTGCGCTGTAGTTTTAGGTCTTTTATTTGGCGGTGCCATCAGTCATCATCCTCTACAGTTGCTTTAGGTGGCATAAGCATTACACCCCCTGATGCTTCTACCTGCATCTTTTCTCTGTCTTAACCAGACCTACACGGTCAAGCAGTTCTTTAGCTGCAGACATCTTGTCACGAATACCCAACTCAGTCGGGTCATACAAAGCACCTGTCATCGCCATCGCAGCTTTCGGCGCATTACGAGCCATGTACATTTGTGTTGCCTCAAGGATTTCTTCTTTAAGACCTTTAACAATTTCCGAAGTGCTAGAAGTGTCAGCATATCCCGCCATCTTTTTTGCCATTACCATATCGCCACCTGCTTCTTCAAACAGGACGTTTAGAAACGCTTGTTGCTTATCTGTAAGTTCTCTAGCCATTAATCTAGTTTTTCCTTTACGTAATCTACAACCATGTCCAAAAAACCGGGGGATTGTTTATACTTGTTGCCTATACCAGTTTTTTTAGCAATGCTTTCCTTCTTCGGGTCATTACCACCGTAGTACGTTTGACCTTTAGTACCTTTTGTTTTTACGATGTAGCCCATTAAAATTCTCCGTTGTGCATAGCATTAGCCAACTTAGTAGCCCGACCTTTTACTTGCCTAGCCCATCTGCTGTCTAACATTTCCTTTGCGGCTACGTCATACTGTTCTTCGTGTATGGCTGACCACATCTTTTTAAATTTACAAAGTCTAGGTACACCTAGATTAAATGCCATGTCTATAACTATAAGCTGACGTACAGAGTCCAATCTGTCTACGCAAGGGTGCGCACGTACCAGTTCTTCTTCGACAATCTGTACGTCATTTGTTGCTAGATAGACCGCATCAGCTTCAGTGATTCCATATTCATACACATGGTCAATACTAGGAATGTCTAATTCGTCTAGTTCCTGCTTTGTAATGCCACGGTCTTCTAGGTTTCGTCCGATACCAATAGTATCAATTCCAAGNGTGTCTTTATATACTTGCAGCTTTAAACCTTCTGCGGCTATAAGTTTTTCAATTAAGTAGTCTCTACGATACTTCATACTTCCATAGCTCCTACAACGCCACACTTATATTCTACAGATGCCCAATTACCATCTTTTGGAATGTCTTCATATATTTGTTTGTATTCTAAACACTCATTTTTATTATCGAACCACTGAACAGTCTGATTAAAACACTGACCTTCTGCTGTACAAATAGTTAGCACTAACGCCCAAATCATTATATTCATTTTGCGTTATCTTCTCTACTGTGTAATCGTTTTGCTTGGGTCTGATGTGCGTTACCCTCGTGATTCATCCATACCGCAAATGCACCTGTCATGGCCCCCGTGACTACACTCACTAGTGCCGCTTGTTGACTTGTCGGATCGGGCAGTGTCATAAACCATTCCACTACTCGCCACGCTGACACTGACATCATTAACATCATTAGTCGTGGTAGTAGCTTCCACGCCAGCACTCTTTCCATTACGCCTGTCACGATTTTCTTTTGCCTGTTCTTCTGTTGTTTGGTTGTGCATACTCCACATCTGCACTAGGACTACCTTTTACCAAAGAATTTAGTAGCACTGCGTACACCAAAGCTGGCAGCAACAATAACACCAAGGCTATATTGATACCACTCAGGCATTTCGTTGAGTCTGTCAAATCCGTTTTTAACAATCTCTTCCATACCCGGTACGAATGCTAATACTAATGGTATACTAAATAATATAGTAAGCCATTCGTCCTTCCAACTTGAGGCTGAAGCATCAGCCATTTTTAAATCCCAGTCTATTTCACCTGTAGCTTTCTTCTGCATAACTATTGCTTCAGCTTCTGCTTTAGCTACACGTGTTTTAGCTTGGGCCTTCTTTTCTTCAACCTTGCCTGACATCCATGTGCCAGCTAGTTCTGCTATTGGGCCTATAAGTAAATTAAGCATTATGATCCCCGTCTGAACTTTGCGGTTTTCTTTGATATCGCTTTAGGCTGCTTGACGAATTGCTTACCAGCAGCAGTTCCTTTTCTTTTAGCAGCGGTGGTGGCTGCGTACTCCTGCGACGAAAGCGATTTGATAGCAGCCTCTGGTAAGTAACGCTCACCTGTCTTGGCTGATGGTTTACCACTCTTGGTTCTCCACTTTTGTCCTGTCCAGTTCTTTAAACTTTGCTGCGATTTTTTAAGTGTCATAAATAAGTTATACCATTATCCTACACAATTGTCAAGAGAAAAATTAAAAGACCTATACCTATAGCACCTATTAGTCCTACACCTCCAGCAATCTTTATATTCTCCATCATTTCATTGTGACGCCTTATTGCTTCACGTTTTGCTTGCAGCGCAGCTTCTTTTGCTTCTTGTATGCGCTTGGCTCTAATATCCACAATGCTTTGCCAAGTGCCGGGGCCAAAGCGTAAGTCAATCATGGTGCGCATCTCTTGTATTTTTTCTTGCGCTAGTCTAGCATCTATAACTTCTTGTGCAACCGACTGTATTCCAAACTGATCGGCTATACCTGAACCAGATTTTTTAGCCCTTTGTTGTTGTACTTGCTTTTCGCCCTCAAGTAAATTATCTACATAATTTGCAATGTCGCCAATATCGTTGGCGGTATTAATGGTAGACTTAATACCATCTACGGCACTCTTCACTAGCGCAATACCCGCAAGGGCTTCTGCAATCATCTCTATTCCTCATTGGTTGGTTAATCATCATAATCTTCTATGCTGCCAGTGCGGGACTACTAGCATCTACCTGCATCCACTTTGACCACTCCGCATAATAGTGGCGCATACCTACTTCATCGTGGATTGTACTATTTTCATGTCTACCATGCAAGATGTTACGGGGTTCTGTACCTTCTCGCATTGTAGTGCCTTGACCTGCTACACCTATTAAATCTTCGTGCAGGTTTCTACCAAACGGCCCCCATATGGAGTTATGATGTTTGATACGTGTCTGTCGTTCTTCCGGGGTATCTTTCTTTAGGCCGTACCCACGGAACTCAATCAGTACTTTGTTTGGCCCTAGTGGTGTTACGCTGTCACTACGATACGCACTGCCACGTAGATTAAAGTTATAGCCGGGGAACAAGTCTACCATATACCATTGGTTAGGCGGAAGGTTAGGGAAACTAAGTTCTCCTCTGTCTTCAAAACCATCATACTCTTCGTAGTTAACTGTAAAGCTACTGACGTTGACGTGTCCGTTATCAAATGGGATATTTTTTCTAGCAAAGTACTCATCGTTAAATCCTGACACACGGTTAAAGTAATGCATAAAGTCGTGGTAGAACTCTGAGTTAGTATCATGCCACAGTTTGTAGTTAGTATCTATGATAGCTTTGTGATAGTGAAACACTTCCATTTCTTCCGTATCAATAGCATCAGCTATACAATCAAAGGCACCTGCTGTCCACTCATCTACAGTAGTGGAATTGTTTTGGTCTAGCGTGGTCCACACCATACCACCATGTTTAACTTCACAAGGCAGTTCTGTCCACATACCTGAATGATAGGTCAGGGATAAATCTGTGCCAGACGGCCTTTGTACTTTATCTGTCAGGAAAGTTTTAACACTGCCATCTTCAAAACGTATAGCAGCTACATTGCGTCCTGCTATTTGCGTAGTTCTGAAATCGCCTAAGTTTGGCAACTCACTGGAATGGCACATAGGAACCCATACTTTAGAGAATATGTTTTCTAGTTCCTGTTCATATAAACTATGGTCAGAGTATATGAGTGAGTTGATGTGTTCTACTTTAGGTTGCTTTGTCCAGTCTTTGTGATTACGTGGTGCCATTAATTTTTATACCCACCGCCAGCTTTCTTATAAGCGGATGCAAGCATCTGCGCTTTCCTTGCTGACCACTGACCGGGGCCGCCACCTTTGCTACCAGCCTTGATACGATTAAACTGTTGCTTTCTCATTCCGGGCTTAGTGTAGTTGCCAGCTTCATTAACTCTTGACTTGCTTTTAGGCGAACCCCCTTGCGAAAGGCTAACCGTTCTAGGCGATTTCTTTTGCGTTCTAGCTTGTGGGGCTTTCTTTTTAGCGGGGGTTTTTTTAAGGACACGTACCATCTCCTATCTCCTATCTTGCCGGATCAAAATATTCTTCTACAGATATTGTAACATCTAGTGTCATACCGCTTTCTATGTATGATAATATTTTATCTTTCTGATGTAAAGTAAAAAAGTTACCAGACACTACGTCATGCGTTGAATGACCAGACATACTTAAACCATTTACTAGATTATAGTATGATGTGTCATCGTTGTGATAAAATTGTATATATGCTTTCTTGGTACTATTAGTGCCATTGCTTAAATGTAAGAATCTAACAATAGCACTATAGTTATCAGGAACCGTATAAACAACATCAGCACTACCATCAGCAGAGGTGCTTGTTACTCTTTTACTTTCAGTAGTAAACTTAGATACACTAAGGTCTGGCATTATCATTCCAGTCTAATACACGTTTATGCATTTTCCAAAACCAGTTACCAATGGCAGTAAAGGGCTTGCCCATATAGAGCAAAGCCCATCCAAAATATTTTACTGCTTGCTTCCTCATTTCTTCTTTGCCATTCCGCCACGCATCATTTTCTTTTTAGATGCCATTTTAGCCATGCCGCCGCCTCGCATTTTCTTGGCTGCTACACCACCACGCATCATTTTCTTCTTAGCCATTTTAGCCATGCCGCCACCAGCCATTTTTTTCTTAGCTACCATTTCTAAGTTCCCTTCTGTCTAATACTAGACTCTGATACACTTCCTCTGGAAAGTGTTTATAATAACCAGACTTCTCCAGACTTAATGCTGCATCGTCTAGTGTAGACAGTCTCTGTACAAACACCATGCAGTACACAAGACCTTCATCTGTTGCGTCCTCATCAACTAGGAAATCCAGACCCGCCTCTTCAGCGTCATAGTCTGGATGAAACACCATGAGGTGCATATCTTTACCTGCAATGGACATGGCTTCATTTACGCCATCACACCATCCGTCTAGGTATTCCATTTCTGGTAGGTACTGACTGGCCCATACAACTATA